CCATGCAGAACACGCCCCATTCGGCCTCCTATGGCTTCTGAGAACGATGTCCTGCCAGCGCGATGGGTATGCCCCGAAATTATATTGGAGCCCGTCCTGCGTGCAGCTTCCATTGCGCTCAAACCGCCCTGTGACTTTATAGGTGTGTGATCACCGTGGACCGCCACCCATGATGGGGCCAATTGCATTGGCCTTTTGTGAAAGGTTATCCCAAGCTCATCAAACTTCATAAACTTCTCAAAACGCAATTCTGGCAATGATAAAAATGATGGGATTTTCTTCATGATAATGTTGTATAGGCGATCTGTGTGATTTGACCTAATGCAGTCGGTAACGCCTAATTCCCAAAGAAGCTCTACGCATCGATCTCTATCATCGCCTAAAGTCTGCTCATAAGCGCCCGGGGTTCCATCTGACCATTTGCTTATAGTCTGAAAATCGATCTCATCGCCTATTGTTACTGTTTGATCTGGCTTAAATGTTTGTAAGAATTTTGCTATGTTGCGTGTTAGGTGTACATCTTCGAAGGGAACTTGTAAATCACTTAGGATTACAATTTTCTTCATTAGGTTTAGTCCTCATCCTCGTCATCATAATCACCGAATCTTTCGGGATCGATAGGGGTAGGCAATATCCATGCTGGATATGCTGATGGCTCAACAATGACTGCTAACGCTAGATCAACTTCAAAGCCTGCTCTACGCAATGCTCTATACATCTCTTGAAGGCTAATAGCCCAGGTGTCAAGAGCGTTGTAAGTTTCTAGGTCAATAACCTTTTTTCTCGCCATGTCTTAATTGTCACTTCTCTAAGATTCGAAGGATGGTTTCGACACGCGCCTCAAGTAGGTTTATTTGATCGCGCATCGATGATCCGCTATTTGGCTTTAATTCTTGAAGGTAATGCTTTACTAACCATCGCACCGAGCCAATAAACGAACCAATAACGGTCGTGGCAGCAACAGCAAGAACCGCCATGTCCTCCACAGTCATTATCTTTTAGGTGTTGCATAACCAAATATGCCAGACAGGATTGACCATAGGATTGCTCGGTAATCGATCTCAAAATTAGTTGCTGACCATGCAGCTAAAAATGCGCCTGCTGCTAGTACTACGGGATTCTTTAGATTCATTACTTGCCTCCTAGAAGTGGGATTTGAAAAAACGAACGATCTTCATCGCCAGCCTTTGTGAAGCTGATGTGAATGTGTTTAATGTGTGGGTTTGTACCCCGATATTTGACCCAGCGCCATAGGCTTCTTTTGCTCGCAATTCGCTTATTAAAAATGACATATGCAATTCGCTTATCTGTTTTGGCGTGAGCTCGTATCTGATCGGCAAGGTAATGAGCTGTGGCATCTTTCCCATCGAGAGAAGCATCGAGATCGAAAGCACGGACATACCCTGTACTAGGGCAAGCGTTGTGATCGCTTTTTCTGACTGCGTGCCGGGCATCTGCCCACGTACCGTCACTACGACGGTCTCTGTCAGGATAAGCATCGTCTGCCTGCTCTCTAAATTGAATTACAGATTTACTTAATCGAGCTTTCATCCAAGTAAGATTGCAACTTCTTCGGCAGTTATGCCTAGACGATCTAAGATTGCTTGTCGAGCACTTGCCTTTGCACTAGCTTGCTCGGCTTTCCAAGCATCTACTTTGGCAAAACCAGCCTTAAATTGTGCTTGTGTGCATCGTGGACGTTCATCAACCCAAATAATGGAATCGAAATCACTTTCCGTAATAATCCAACCGCCTGCTGGACATAACATTTCTAAAACTTCTGTTCCGTTTGCCATGTTAAGCACCTATTTCCATAAGAATCATTGTTGAAAAATCATCGTTGCCTGTAACCTGAACTTGAACAGTTGGGCCACCTGTACGAGAAGCAAACTGTGTTTTATAGGTTGTTGCCGATGTTGTCGCTGGTGAATCAAGATAAGCACATGATGAAGCAACATCTCGTCTTTCTGTTGAACCGCCCAATGTTCCCAATGCGCCAGAAAAAACAAGAATCTGTGTTGATGTTCTAAGCAATCTCAATTGAGCGCCATTTCCGTTTACTGTACTGGAAACACCGTTTTGGCTAACAAGAATTAAAACCTTGGAAGTTGCTGAACTTGGAGTAATTGTTGCAGATAAGCCAGTATCAGCATAAGTGCTTGTGCTGTTTGATACTTGTGTGCCTGTTGAGCCATAAACAACCTGCAAAACTTTGCCTCCACCTGCAGCAACGGTTGCCCATGAAGGTACTCCACCTGCAACAGTTAAAACTTGTCCAGTCGTACCAATAGGCAGACGAGTATTTGTGTTAGCTGTTGCAGAACGATACTCAAGATCGCCAAGAGTCGTTGAAGGGTTTAACGCCTTTGTTGTTGTATCTATAGATGAACCTAGTGTGCGAATAGCGGCAGCGCCATCTTTAACCAGGTCTGTATCGTCTGGGGTTTCCCAAGCGTAGTTTGTAGTCGTTGCCATCTATTCTCCTTGATTAGGCTACTATTGTAGCGTTATTCCAGTCCAAAGTAGGACTTAGCGTGTTCCATTTTTCGATAATTGGTACATTGTTCCATCTGAAAGCCTGCAAGCTGAAAGCTACTGGCGAGACGATAACGGTCAAATCCAAAGCGTTGAATCGGCTACTCCAAGTCCAACCCTCTACAAAACCCTGATAACGACCGTTGGCTATATTTAATGGCAAGTCCTCGATGTCAAGGGGTAAGCCCATAAAAATATTTAGAGCCTGATCGCGTGAAGCATCTGGGATATTTGGGTTAGTTAAGGGGAAAGTTATTGCCTTGAATTGATACTGAGGATAAGCACGGATGGCTAAATAAAACTCAGCTTGACTTATGGCATCCGCATTTTTGTCAAGAGTTGTAACGATGTTATCGGCTTGTACTCCATAAACTGCAATAGAAGCTGCATCTTCGGCTGTGTGTTGCGAATTGTTTTTATGAGTGATAGTTACTCTATTTCGAATATCACCCAATCGCTTTGATGTGGCAATGCTGGCAGCATAGGCCCAACCGCCATCAACATAAGCATAACCGTTAGTTCCAAGATATTCACTTCGATGAGTACTATCTGCATAACCGATTCGCCCTGATGAGTCTTCATAAATGTATCCGAGCCCTGATCTTGCTAAATTAGAAACAAGGCTATAAACATCTGTGGTTGAAGCAGAACGACGTGTAAGTTGATAATCGCCTGGACGATCAATTTCTCCTAAGCCTGTATTTTCAGCATTAGCCCAAGTTGTTGTTGGTTCATAATTTACCCATTCAAGAGCTGCTGGAACTTCATTCCATTGATTAAATAAAATTTGTGACAGGATTTCATAGATTTGGTCCCCGTCATAATCTTTAGCCAATACGCCTTCAGTTAAAGTTTTAGGGAGTTTAGATAAGGCTCCAAGAGCTGTGATGGTTATGTCCTGAGTGATTGCTGGCTCGCCAGTTTTAACCTTTACATCAATGTCTGAGATGTCTCCGCCAAAGATTGGAACATAAGTCCCAGTTGAGTCTTTGACTTTAACTACTACTGAATCATTGACATCAAATACAATTGCAGATTGATTAAGATTTTTAACAGTAAATCGGGCATATCCTGCTACAGGCTGAGAATAAATATCTGAGCGCCCAGAAGTAACTGTCAGATCGGCAATTACAAGATTAGTTATATCTCCTGCGCCATTGACCTCTAATGCCCAATCGGGCGTCCATAACGTCATGCAAACGCACCAGCACCAAGAGTTCCGCGATAAGAAGATTGGTTAAGTACATCAACAATCTGTCGAGCTGTTGACTCTGAATCGATTGCGCCATTAACTGTGATGTTGTTGTTAAAGTTAACTGCCTGACCTGAATATCCACCGCTAGGAGCCATTGGCACGAATGGAGCATTTACAATCCCCGGGGTGTTAAAAGTAGCATTTGAAGCGCTAGCCCCGCTAAAAGTTAAGAAGCCTTTGACTTTGCTGCCTACCTCAAACAAAGTCTGAAATGCTCCAATAAGTTTTCCGACAGCATCAACAACTCCACCGATAACTGTTCCAATTACCTCTAATGCTATTTTGAAAGCACCACCTAAGAAAGGTGCAAGGATGTTTTTAGTAAATGACCAAAGACCTCTAAAAGCCTCTTCATTTTCTACAACTGCATTTTTAACTTTATTAAAGATAAATGTCAATCCATCAAAGATTGGGATCAAGATAGTTTTAGCAACTCGCACAATTTCATTGAATGCATTTTTTAATCCATTTCCACCTTCAAAACCTGCAACAAAGGCAGTAATGGCTGGAACAACATATTTAACAATGTTTTCAACCATAGGAGTAATGGCATCGAGAATAAAGGCTCCAACTGTTTCTTTAGCTTCATCAAAGGCTATAGATAGGCGAGCCATCTTTCCTTGAAAGGTATCTGCCTGGATAGTTGCTTGTCCTTCAAAGGTTGCAGCTAGTTTGGCTGTTATTTGCTCGAAATCAAGGGTTTTAAGTTCCGCCTTAGTAAGTCCTACCCCAAGCCTTGAAAGCCCGGCTAAATTGCCTTCCTGGGCTTTTGAGAGGCTTTCTGTGACCGCCTGCAAACTTTTGCCCGTGCCCGCCGCAATATCTATTGCAATGGACTGTAATTTCTGTGCCTTAGTGACATCCCCAGTTGCCCGAGTCAACCGATCTAGCGATGGACGAAGCTGATCGTCCGTAATACCAAATAGCAAAGATTGCTTGAGAACATAGTCCTCTGTTGCTGCGATTTGGGCATCTGTAGCCCCAGTAACATTTCTAAGAGTAGCCGCTAACTTAGCCTGAGCAGCTTCATCTTCAATGGCAGACTTAACGCCATCGATCGCTAACTTGCCAGCATAAGCGGCAGCAGCAACGCCAGCAGCTAAGAATGCAGCGCCAGCGACCTTTCCAAATTTAGTAATCTTATCGCCAAAAGTTACAACTTCATTATCGGCTTTGTTTATATTCTTTGTGAAGTTATCTATATCAGCAAGGAGTTTAAGCGTTAAGGCTCTACTTGTTCCAGCCATTATGTCCACTCCTTCAAAATCTTATCAAATGATTCAGTCCACTTAGTCACGATGTAAGGTTGGATTCTGCGAAGTGTTGGATAAATAAACCAACCCTTAGAACCGCGACCCTCACGCCCTGACCAAACTGGAAACTGCCTGTATTTATTAGAACCAAACTCTGAGCCACCCCAGATATCTTTAGTAGTTGCTCCACCACTAAATTTCTGAGCTGCAAAGCCATAAGTGATCTCACCGATCCTAGATGACTTCTTAACTTTAGAACCTTCTGCAATGCGACTGGCAACTGCTCGGGAGTTGATTCCCGATGCAGTACCAATCACCTCTTTGCGAGCGTACTCTGCCAAAGCCCCGGACTGGCGTTTGGCTTCTTCTGTTGCCTGCTCATCCATGTTCTTTAACGCCTTAAA